TCCGTGATATGCTTGCTGGCCAATCACAATCTCATGTTAATGTAACAACAAAATGGGACGGTGCACCTGCTGTGTTTGCAGGCATTAATCCGGAGAATGGTAAATTCTTTGTTGGTACTAAAGGTGTGTTTGCTAAAAATGCAAAACTAAATTATACAGATAAAGACATTGACAAAAATCACCCAGCCGAAGGTCTGAATGATAAGTTGAAAGTTGCATTACGTTATCTACCAAAACTTGGTATCAAAGGTGTATTGCAAGGCGATATGATGTTTTCAAAAAGTGATTTGAAAAAAGAAACCATAGATGGTGAAAAATATATTACCTTTCAACCAAACACAATCGTCTATGCCATTCCTGCTGATTCAAAACTAGCACAGTCAATGATGGCTGCACAATTAGGCGTGGTGTTTCATACATCATACACAGGCAAAACCATATCTGATATGAAGGCATCATTCAATGTGGATATTGGTAAGTTATCTACAACCAAAGATGTTTGGTTTCGTGATGCTTCGTTTGTTGATGCTTCTGGTACTGCCACATTTATTGAAGATGAAACAAAAGAAATTACAAGAGTGTTATCACAGGCAGGTTCTTTATTTCAACAGATTAATCCATTGGCATTGAATCGCATTTCAGCCAATGAAACAATTCTAATGCAGATTAAAACATTCAATAATAGTAAGGTGCGTGAAGGTCAGGCAATTAAAAATACAACAGCACACACTAATGAATTGATTAAAACAATTGAAACAAAATTGAATCAATCTGTTCTTGAAGCCAAATTAGAAAAAACCAAAAAAGAAAGAATTGCAAAGAAGAATGAAATCATGCGGTTCTATCGTAGTAATGCTGCCGAACTTAAAAAGATATTTGATTTACAGAATTTACTTGTTGATGCTAAACTAATGATTGTTCGTAAATTGGAAACCATTCGTGATGTAGGCACATTCATTCGCACAGACAATGGGTTTAGAATTACTGCACCAGAAGGTTTTGTAGCCGTTGACCGAATTAAAGGTAACGCTATGAAGTTAATAGATAGATTAGAATTTTCACAAGCAAATTTTACTGCTGCAAAAAATTGGAGTAAATAATGGCTGATATCAAATATGACCTCAACCTGATAATGAAAGAATATGGTGATGATGATTTTGGTTTCACCGCAATGGATGAAGAAGAATATACAGATGTTATTGCAGAGAAAGAAGAAACAGTAGAAGAATACAAGGCAAGATTACAACAGGTAGAAAAGTTAATTCTTCCATTTCTTACCAAACTATTACAGACGGCAGACCAACCAATTATTAAATGGCCTAACCGTAAAGCAACACTAGAAACGCAGATTCAAAAGATTCTGAATCTTACTAGAGGTTAATATGTCGGTTCAAAGAGTATTTTGGATTAAACAAACACTAAAACAATTGGATGAAGCCGCATATTCAGGCAATATTGGTGTGATGGAACTATTTAAGTTTCACCAAAAGGCTTCACAAAAGCAAAAAGATGTGTTACAATCACATATTAAAAGTAAGAAACATAAAGAAGCATGGAAGTTGGTACAAGATGTAACTGGAGTGAAACTACATAAGAGTGTAAGTGAAGCAATTAGTCCAGACATTTTGCCTAAATCTGGTGCAGGTGCAGAAGGTACCAATAAATTGGCAAACACTTATAAGAAAGACACGCCAGGTCAAAACATTACCAAGTTTAAGGACTACAAGCGATATAAGTAATATATTAACTGAATGGAATTATTATGAAAGATTTGATTATAGGATGTACCACAAATTATGATTGGAGTAAACTGAAGTATTGGGTTAACTCTATCAACAAATCAGGTTTCAAGGGCGAGAAAGTTATGGTCGCCTTCAACATTGATTATGAAACTATCAAACGGCTATCTGGTGCCGGATTTCAGGTCATTCTGCCTGGAAAATCAAACGACACCACACAACGATATGAATATCAATCATCGTTGCCTGTCCATGTAGAGCGCTTTGTTCACATCTACAATTACCTACAATCACATGACACATATCGGTTTGTTATTACAACCGATGTTAAAGATGTAATCTTCCAAGATGACCCTACTAGGTTTCTTGGCATGGAATTGCCAGGTGCTAAGCTAATGTTTGCTTCCGAATCAATGAAATACAAAGATGAACCATGGGGTAATCAGAACTTATTGGAAACATTCGGTCCGTTCTTCCATGAAAGATTCAAAGACAATACCATATACAATGTAGGCGTTTTGGCAGGTCGTGGTGAAGCGATGAGAGATTTATGTGCGATGATATTCGCTATGTCTGTTAATCGACCTATCCCAATCGTGGATCAATCCACATTTAATTTTATGATATCACAAGAGCCATATAAATCTGTTGCAAGATATATGAACTCAGAAGATGGGTGGGCTTGCCAACTAGGCACTACTGCCGACCCAAGTAAGATTAACGAATTCAAACCATTCTTGCTTGAACCATCACCAATTATGAAAGACGGCAAAGTTGCAACATCCACAGGAAAAGACTTTACAATTGTTCATCAATATGATAGAGTACCAGAATGGAAAAAAGTTATAGAGGAAAAATATAATGACTAAAAGAGTATTAATTACAGGTGGTGCAGGCTTCATTGCACATCACTTGATTGAAACAATCCTTGATACAACAGATTGGACAATCGTATCACTTGACCGATTAGATTTCTCTGGCAATCTAAATCGCCTTGAAGATATTATGAAGAAGTATTCACCTGAGCAGAAGAAACGGGTTGAGATTGTGTTCCATGATTTGCGTGCTGAAATTAATCCACAGACTTCAGGTTTAATTGGTGATGTTCAATTAGTATTGCACCTTGCAGCTGGTTCTCATGTAGACCGCTCAATTGAATTTCCAATGGAGTTTGTGCAAGACAATGTAATCGGTACAGTTAATCTATTAAACTATGCTCGCACATTAAAGAACTTAGAAAAGTTTGTTTACTTCAGCACAGATGAAGTGTTTGGTCCCGCACCAGAAGGCGTAGATTACAAAGAAAGAGACCGTTACAATGCTACGAATCCATATTCAGCATCTAAGGCGGCAGGTGAAGAAATGTGTGTTGCATTTGAGAACACATACAATATGCCAATTATTGTTACACATACAATGAATGTGTTTGGTGAACGCCAACATCCTGAGAAGTTTATTCCTAAGGCCATTCGGTATGCTCGTGATGGTGAAACACTTACTATTCACTCTGATAGAAGCAAAACAAAGGCAGGCTCACGCCACTATGTTCATGCTAAAGATGTTGCAGATGGTTTAATGTTTATTCTAAACCTGCCTGAAGATTATGCTCGTATCCCTGATTTCGGTGGTGCGAAGATTCCTAAGTTTAACATTGTTGGTCCCGATGAAGTAGATAACTTAGAATTGGCTAAATTAATTGCAGAAGCACAAAACAAGGAGTTAAAATATGAGATGGTTGACTTTCATTCATCCAGACCTGGCCACGATTTACGCTACGCTTTGTCTGGTGATTATATGGAATCTCTAGGTTGGAAACCAAAGATTTCTTTGCGTGACCGTATTAAAGGTATGGTTCAATGGTCGTTAGAGAATGATAAGTGGCTCAAATGAAAATTGCACTTTGTTTATCAGGCCAACCTCGTTGCGTAAAACAAGGCTACGAGTTTGTTAAAAGAAACATACTAGACGGTAACGATGTTACCGTTTTTTGTCATGTGTGGGAAACACCTGAAGTTGCAGATATTGAAATTTATAAACCTGAAGCATTTATGATTGAAAAGTCTTTGACAAATGACCTATCAAAATACACCAGAGTTCCACCACCACAACCAAACTGGAAAGTAAAAGACCCAGCTAGGTCAACTTATAACCAATTGTATGGCATTATGAAATGTAATGAATTAAAAAAGGTCTATGAAGAATCCAATAACATGAAATTTGATTGGGTGATTCGTTCTCGTTTTGATTTTGCCATTAATGTTAGAATACCTTTTGCAGATTTAGATAATACAAAACTTCATATACCAAATTGTCGTATGACACCTCAAAGAGATTTTGGTAATGACCAATTTGCTTTTTCATCTTCAGAAAATATGGACAAGTATGCAGACACTTTTAACCGTATTGATGAATTTTATGATGAAGATGGTGTGCAAATGATGTGTGAAGATATGATGAGTGAAAATTGGAAAGCAAATAATTTAGTTGGAGAAAATTTGATATATTGTAATCTTGACCATCCATTTCCACCAGGCCAATATAACGGAACATGGCACAGTTTGATTCGTGAGGACTTTGAACAATGGCTTCGTTAGTATTATGCATGGCTGGGTTAAACACCAGATTCCATGATGTTGGCTTTGACATACCAAAGTATCTGTTGCCTTGGGGTGATGAAACAATTATCCATGAAATCATTAAGCAACTTGGTACTTTTGATGAAACTATTCTTCTGGCGAATAAAAGAGATTCTTATTTTAAAACCAAATTAGTTAATACTATTGCACCACTTGGTCTAACAGAAAATAATATTCAATACATTGGTGACACCGATGGTCAGGCACACACAGCATATATTGGTGCATCTCTATTAAAGAACCAAACTAAACCATTCTTTGTTCATAATGCTGACACACTTTTAACTGGCAGAGATTTTAATGAGATTGAAAGTTTGATGGCTGATGGTTACATTGATGTGTTTGTTGCCAATAATCCAAAGTATTCTTATGTTCGCTCAAAAGATGGACTCGTAACAGAAATTGTAGAGAAATCTCCTATCTCCCCATTTGCCAGTTCTGGTTTGTATGGGTTTCAAAGCCCACAATTATATCAACAGATGTATGAGAGTTTATCTGCCACATTTGTTGGTAAAGAAATGTATATTGCAAATCTATTTACACACATGATTGAAAAGAATTGTTCTATTGGTTTAAATGACTTAAATAACAAATATGAAACTATTGTTCTTGGTTCACCACAAGAATATGGTCTTGAATTGGCGAAAAAGAGCTTAAGATGAAAGTTACACAATTAAAAGGTGGTTCTCTCAGCTCTACATCATTGTATGAAGATGGCGATAGAAAGTTTATTCGCAAATTAATTAGCACAAAAGACAATCGTGAATATGGTTATGTTCGTTGGTATACACAGTTAAAGAAACTGCAACGATTAGCCGAAACTGGTTTATTTCCAAAAGTATTAGATGTGAACTATTCAAATAATTCAGCATACTTTGATATTTCTTATTTGGAAGGTTACAGAGATGTTAAGACCATTTTGGCAGAGGACACATTAACAGAAAACCAAATTGAAAGAATACACGATGCAATGATGTGGGCATTTGATAATCTACACCGCAAGATGTATATTCCTAATCCTGGTGGTCCCAAATTATACTTCAAAGAAGAAGTTACACAAAAACTTTCAGATGCTTTTAAGTATCCAACTTTCTATAATTTTTATGAACTTGGAACACTTAACACTTTTGAGTATAATGGTCAAATAACACACGGCATTCAAAACTTTCTACCTGAGTTGAAGAACTTCTTTGATGAAATGGAATTAATCTCAGAAGAAAATATTCATGGTAATCCAACACTAGAGAACATGATGTATTCTTTTGAAGAAGATAAAGTTATGTTTGTTGACCCTTATGAAGAAAGCATTATAGATAGTAGGCTATTAGATTATTCACAGGTGCTTCAATGCTCTCGCAGTCATTATGGTTTTATAAATGATAGGTTTGTTATCATAGAAGGTTCATCTGTATCACATAACTTAGAAATACCAAATAATCTAAAAGTATTTAATAAAATCTTTGAATCACACCTTGAACATAAACAAATCATTGATGTATTAGAAGCAACTCAATTCATTCGTATGTTACCATTTAAGTGTGCAGCTGGTGATTTTGAAAAGGCAAAGTTCTTTTATGTTCATGCTTGCCATTTGTTAAATAAGATATTTTAATGGAAAATGTATTAACTAAATTTGATAATTATAAACGCACTTGGTCAGTCAAGGCTGAACTGCCTATTGAGTTTATTCTAAAGTATTCTAGTGATGTGTTTGATGTAAACAATCACGACCTGTTATCATTCAATGAATCCAATCGTAAAGTGGTTGTGATTGATAAGACAGTCAATGAGATTTATGGCCAACAACTACAGGCATACTTTGATACTTTCAAAATAGAGTTAAAACTATTTGTGATTGATGCCACAGAAGAAAACAAAGATTGGCACCACACAGACCAGATTCTTAAATTCTTTGAAGATGTTGGTGTTTTGCGTAGAGAACCAGTCATTGTAATTGGTGGTGGTGTTCTATTAGATTTGGTTGGGTTCTGTTGTTCAATTTACCGCAGAGGCATTCCTTATGTTAAAGTGCCAACTACATTGTTGGCTATCGTAGATGCTTCTGTTGGTGTTAAAGTTGCAGCCAATCATTTCAACAGACGAAATCGTATTGGTGCATATTACCCACCAATTGCCACATTACTTGACAAGAAGTTTATTAAGACGCAAGACCAAAGAAACATTGTCAATGGTATTGCAGAGATATTTAAACTTGCAGTAATCAAAGACAAAGAATTATTTGAGTTGATGGAAGAATCTTATGAACAATTAGTTGATGAGAAGTTTCAATTTGGTGCCGTGCCTGTTCGTGTAATCAATCTTGCTATCACAGGAATGATTGAAGAATTGGCACCGAATCTATGGGAAAAGAAATTGGACCGATGTGTTGACTTTGGCCATTCATTTAGTCCTATCATTGAAATGCAAAATATACCAAACCTACAACACGGTGAAGCCGTTGTATTAGATTGCCTGTTTAGTTCTTGCCTATCTCAGATTCGTGGTTACATTGATATGCCAACACTACAAAGAATATTTAAAACGGCAAACAATCTAAAACTGCCAACATTTCATATAGATTTTTGTAATTTTGACTTGCTTAAAAAATCATTATCTGATACAATGAAACATAGGAACGGTAATCAATACTTACCTGTTCCTGTTGGTATTGGTAACTATAAGATGTTAAATGATGTTACTGATGATGAGATAAAGGCTTCTGCTGAATTATTTAAAAAATTAAAGAATGAATAAAACTATATTAATTACTGGCACAACAAGTGGTGTTGGTGCTACAATTGCATATCATTACATTGAAAAAGGTTGGAATGTAATTGGTTTTGCTCGTGGTGAATCTATATTTCAATTTCCAAACTACAAACATTTTCAAGTTGATGTTACTAGTTGTTATGAAATGTATGACATATTTGAACAAATTGATAACATTGATGTTCTAATTAATAATGCTGCCGTGTTTAAGATGAAAGCATTTTCAAACACCACATTAGATGAGATTGATGATATGATTGATATTAATCTCAAAGGTGCCATGTATATAACAAAGTTTGCATTACAGAAGATGGAAAAAGGAAGCCGTATATTCTTTATTAATTCAGTTGCAGGCCTTGAAGAACTTGAAAACCAATCCGCTTATTGTGCTTCTAAACATGGTCTAACAGGATTTGCTGGTGTTCTTGGTGAAGAATTACGGCCAAGAGGAATCAAAGTAACAAGTATTCATCCAGGTGGTATTGACACACCATTGTGGAGTAGAGATATACCTTATCCTTGTGGTGATGTAAGTAAAGCAATTTCACCTATTGAACTCGCAAAAGTAATTGATTTTGTTTGTGAGAGTAAATTCAATATTGAATACAAAACAATTAAGATGTTTCCTGATACCGAATGGCACAAATGATTATACCAAGTACCGACTTATTCATTGTAACATCTGCTCTAAGAACGAGCATTGGTGTTATTGATGATGACACACGAATAAACCAAACAATTGAAGGCCTTAAATCATTACGCAAGGCCGCACCTAATGCTATCATTCTTTTGGTAGATGCCTCATCTAAACCAGTTGATGAAGCAACCACATTTCAACTAATTAAGTTCGCTGATAAAAGTATCAGTTTATTTGGTGATGAAGATTTAATGGCACTTGCTAATGCAGGACTTAAATCACAAGCAGAAGTTACTCTATTGTTTAAGACACTAAGTATTATTAAGCAACATCCTGAATTACAGAAGATGATGGCTGATGTTCGTAGAGTATTTAAATTATCAGGCAGAACCAATATGCTTGAAGGTTATGACCCAAAGGCATATGATGACCAATATGGTAAGTATGTCTTTAAGAAAGCAATGCCATCTTGGTTGCCACCACAGAAACAATTAGAATCTGGTTGTGACCACTTATACATAACTAGAATGTATTCATTTTGTGTATCATTGTTTGACAATTATTTGAATACTTTACCACAAATCTATCAGACAATTAATCAACATGGCGTTGACACAGAACACGCACACTATGGTAATATTGATAAAGGTTTTTCAGTAGAGTTTGAAAATTTATATTGCCAAGGAATGTTGGCTGGAAATGGACAATTGGAAGCATATTAATGATTGACGATAAATTAATTGAAGAAATAGCCAAACAGGCTAAACCGAAGTATCAACAAGATTATTCTAACTTCAAACCTGGCGAAGATTATGTAATGTATTCTGGTCAAATGTGGGACGAAAAAGAGTTTGCAGCTGGTCTAAAATCTTTTCTCACAGGCAAATGGTTGCCAGCAGGTGAAAGAGTTGAACAATTTCAAATCAAGTTCTCAAAGAAATACAATGTAAAAGCCTCACACATGGTCAACTCTGGTTCATCTGCCAATTTAGTGATGATGGCCGCTGTTAAGAAACATTTAAATTGGCAAGATGGTGATGAAGTCATCGTATCACCAGTTGGATTTCCAACTACAATTGCACCATTGATGCAGAACAATCTTAAGCCAGTATTCATTGATATTGAGTTTGATACATTGAACTTTGATGTGAATAAGATTGAAGAAAAGATTACACCAAAGACCAAAGCAATTATTGTTTCTCCTGTATTGGCCAATCCGCCTGATATGGATAGAATCCATGATATTTGTTACAGAAACAATCTAGTATTGATTGGTGACAACTGCGATTCACTAGGTACAAAAT